ATACCAATCTTTACACTTTTGATTTAGTGTAACCTTATTTTCTTCTCTATATTTTTTAGCTACAGAATTTATATTATCTCTGGTGTTATTACGATAATTTTCTCTAATTATTTTTCGCTCGTCGGGAGTTGTATATGCTCTATTTACATTCAAGCATAATATGTCCGAATTATGTTTACGAATATATTCATCTTCTTTAATACATAATTCTTGTTTTGTTTTGCATGGATACATTTCAACTAATTCAATTTTAACATGATCCCATCCAATCGAGTTTATATGATTATAGACCTTTGAAGTTTCTTTTTTTGAATTAGTTTTATGTTTTGATATTCTATTTTTTAGGTCTGCAGTAGTAGATCCATAATAATAGTGTCCGTCATCACATATAAGTTTATATATTTTAGATTCTTCGTACTTCATTTATATTAACACTCTTTCTTTATTTAAACCATTTAATGACAACAATTATATCTATATTGGACTATCGGTAATACGCATCCCGCAGTACGAAACGGGCGAGTGTGCATAATTTGTAGCTTGGTATATTCCACATGCTACGGCGTCTTGAAGAATTCTCTTAAAATTAGTCCAAAATTCAGGAGTATGACCTATTGACGTACACATAAGATGAGCCATTTCATGGAGGACTACAAACATAACAGTATTCACATCAACTAACTTATGTGGTGGAGCTTTATCTCGCAGACACACTACGATTTTCTCGCCCTTGTTTTCTGAGTATGATGTTGAGTCAGCATCTAAATCGTTCTCGCACATATTGTTGGGATTGAACCGCTGTATGAGAACTTTTACTCGTGGATCGGCAGCACTCGCCGGATCATCACGATATTTTCGGATAAGTGTTTCTAGATTTTTTTGTATAATGATCATGCGATCACATGCATCTTGTTTGTCCGGTAAATCCTGAACACGACATACTTTTCCATCTGTGTTCGTGATTTGAGTTAGATTTTTTATGCCACGAGTCGAAGCGATTGCTAGTGCAACTCCAGCGCCCAAAACAGCAGCAGGCCACATTATTACTTAAGTAGGTTGATTTTAGGCATCGAGGCCACGCTTGAAGGGATTTGCCTCAATTGTTGTGTTGAGGAAAGGACCGACCTTCGTCTGAGGGTTGGGCTGCTCTGAGCGGACATCCCATGAGGCATTTCGGTTCGTCTGCGTGACACCCGCAACCGCCGTGTTGGTGTGGTAGCCAGCATCTAGGAAGTTCTGTCCCTTTAGGTCACCCATTGAGGCAGGGTTTACTGCGGCCCAGCTGGCTCCGAGCTCACCCTTTGGTAGTAGTTCCGCCGCGCTTAGAGTGGTATCGGAGTAGGTTGACTGGGACGCTGGGTGACGGCCCTGGAGCTCCTCCGTGGGCTGAGCATTTCCACCCTTATCATGAATAGGCTGACCATGGGGGCCTGAGTCAGAGAGAGGGCCCTGGACACCGAGTGAGCCGGCGAGCTGCTCCATACCCTCACCGAGAGTTGCCTTGGCTGAGGAATAATTGCTAATTAGCCAGGCAACGGCGACGAAGCCTCCGAGTGCTAGAAGTAGGCGCGTCGTCTGAGACTTCATCTTTCTTTGATATGAAGAAGCTAAAAAATAATTCGTTTGATTAATTCGGCGCTTTGTGTATATGAAGAATAAGTGATATGAAAAAGCACCCCTTGTCCGATCCTCTGTCATTTCTATCTTCGCCTGAGTTCCAATCGTATTTCGAAAAAAACATTCTTCAACCTATTTTATCCAAGGTATTTCACTATTTGTATCCCTACATAGTGGCATTTACACTAATTTGGGCCATCATGTTCCTTTCAATAATCATAATCCTCATCATTCTCCTGCGAGCTCGGTTCTGAATCTCCAGTGAACTCAATATAGTAATCAACAGCATTATGCTGAAATCTCAAATTGGGTATCCACTGAACTTTCTCCGGTAGAAAGAAGCTTATGTTAATTCCATGTTTTGATGATACATCCACACTCCACTCATATGTGTCTGAATTGGAATAATCATTGGTCAAATGTGAGCTAAAATGTCTTGAAGTTAGGTAGAAAATGTACATTCCAATTGTTAGACCATCTTCCATATAATTAATCAGATCATCTGCAGGTTGTTCTAGAAACTCCTCATCAACAATTTCTACACCATCTCGTTCTTGATAAATCGAACCCCGAATTATACCAGAATACCCAACTGGAATAATTTTAGATGGATGGTGTTTGCCACTATGAACAGATATATACGCTTGAGTAAGTTCCTCTTTAGTCTTTGCACCGTACATCCTTCTTGAGAAGATCTGTATTTTGATTACTTAAATCCATTTTGATTGGATAGAGCAATTCCATAAGTTCTGACCGCTTTAAGTTCCAAATATTAGGAAGATTTTTAGCCTGAGCCTCTTTTCTGAGCTCATGGATCGTCTTCTTCTCAATAATGAATGATTCGGGAAGCTTGTCCATCAATAGCAACTCAATAAGTTTTGCACGAGGAATAATGTAATACTTTTTAATTTTAGGTCTTCGGTCACGAGCAATCTGCTTGAGGTCAGCAAGAGACATACTATGGTAATCCATTGTTGCGTCTAACAAATCTGAATTAGTTAAATCCGTTTTGGTAATATAATGGAGACTGCAGTTATTGCGATAGCTACAGTTGTATCTGTATGTGCGAGCTTATATTTGTTTGCGCTTTCTCAGGTAAGTTTTCTAAAGAAGAACTGGCCTAAGTATCGCTGTCATCCGCTATATATGCCTATGGCGGGAATGGTTGGACAAGATGTGGCTGCTAACTTTACGAAGTGCACCATGAAAGGATTCCAGGATTATGCCGGATTCGTGATGGATCCCATAATGTCCCAGTTCTCTCTATTCAATTCAGTGATTGGCGATATCTCGGGAGCTATGAATGATATGCGTGGAATGATGGCCGATACCCGTAGCGGATTTTTAGGTATTGTTGGAACCGTGTTTGGTAAAATTGAAAATCTGATGTCTCAGTTTCAGCACATAATTATTCGTATGCGCACACTTATGGCTCGTATAGTAGGTATCATGATGTCTTTTATGTACATCTTTTATGGAGGAATGCAGACTGGCGAGTCGGTTGTTGCCGGACCTATCGGAAAAACAATGTCTGTTCTGTGCTTTGATGAGAATACTCTAATCAACAATAATTCAGGAACAATGGTTTATATGAAAGACCTCAAACTTGGAGATATTTTACATAATAATGCTATAACATCAGTTTACCGTATCGATGGTAAAGATGTTTCAATGTTCTTATTAGGAGATACAAAGGTCTCTGGAGGACATGCAGTTTGGTATGGAGGTAAATATATTCGAGTTTCTCAACATCCCGATGCGATACCTACAACAGAAAGTGTAAATCTAGTATGTATCAATACGGAAAAGAAGTCATTCGTAATTGGGCAGCACGAGTTTATGGATTTTACAGAGACAGGTGAAGTTACTGGTGTTCCTGGAACAACTTTAGTTTCACTTAAGACAGCAGATATTCCGATATATGATGTTCTTGTCGGAGATGTTCTTTCAGACAATGATACCGTTATTGGGGTTGTGAAGCATCGTGTCAATCGCAATGTAGTATACAATCTAATTACAGACAAGTCGATTATGACAAATAAGATAGAAATATTGAATTAAAACAGTGCTAATAAATAGGGATGATTATAGTCATTATAGCAACACTGTCTGCTATTTTACTTATGGGAATAGTACATGCATCAAGTTCGATAGAAAAAATTAAGCTCCACTGGAATGAGTACCGATGCAATCCATTGTATATGCCATTTGCCGGAATGATACGGCCGGATGTAGATACTGCTGAAAACTTTACTTACTGTTCAAATGCTATGGCTGGAAACTTCTTTGGGTATATTATCGATGGGATTAATCAGCTGTTTTCCACGACTGCCGGATCATTGGGTGCTCTAGCAGATCCTCTAACTGCAATGCGGGATATGATTTCAAAAATGCGCATGTTTATGCTGGGCTTTGCATCTTCAACTTTCTCTAAAGCCGCAAGCTCTACAAGTGTCTTTGTTCACTACTTAATCAAGATTCGCGATGTTCTCAAACGCTTTGTAGGTGAAGGGTATATTGGTGCCTTTTTAGTCAATGCCATCGTAGATTTTATTTGGTCGTTCGTTACTTTATTCATAAGTATACTCAAAACTTTTGTATTTGCTCTCTTAGCTATTTCAATAATTCTTGCACTATTTCAGCCTGAACTTCTTGTAGTGGCTATAGTTCTGGCATCAATGATTGCAGCCTCGGGTTTTTAACTCTTTATTCATAATAAAGATGAATAAGACGAACCTTGTTCTTGCGTTTCTAGTCGCTGCCGTCCTAGCTGGACTATTTGTCCGTTTTAATCTATTTGGAGCCGCTCAGGAGAACTTCATGCAGCAGCCTGTAGGTATGCCCCTAAATGCTGGTGGTATTGGCCCATATGATCAGGTCAATGTGGGAGGTGGCGTTTCTGGCTGGGCTGCAAACGAGCCGGCAACGAATCTAAAGGGAACTTCTCCTCTACCAGCAGCGGCAGCTAAGGATAATGAACTCATGTTCCTCGTTGATAACAAAGTTGATTCGGACTGCTGCCCATCGGCCTTCTCTACGGATACAGGGTGTGTATGCTTATCCGATGACCAGAAGAACCTAATGGCGTCACGCGGCGGAAACCGCGCGTAAAGGTTTTAAAGAATTAGAAAGATATAATTGTAAATGGAAGCATTTGAAGCTTTCAAGAAAGATTTAGAAACTCTTGGGGTTTCAGCTATTATTAATATTGAAGAGGATGTAAAGTACATTGAGACCAATTTCTATCCGGAGATTCTCAAAGTTCTTCAGAAAGACGAAACTTTCTTTGATGTAGATCGTATATTGATGGGTACGAATCTTTCAAATGTTTGGAAGACCGAAAAGATGACGAAAGAGGCGTTTTGGAAGCATATTCAAGTAATATGCATTGCTTCATTTATGCATGGAGATATCAAGGAAAAGGTTACACCACTCATTGCAGCCGCAAAGAAGTTTTTAGGTATGGCTGGAAATGAAAATGCTGAAATTTCAAAAATTCTAGACGGTGCGGATTCAGAGGATCATCTTAAAAAACTACTTGAGTTTGTTATGGAAACTCGATTAGCTAAGATGTTTATGAGTATTGTAGAACAAATTGATATTACAGATCTAAATCTGAACTTTGATAAGACGGAAGAGCTACTAGAAATTATAAAGAATCCAGAACATCCTAAAATTAAGAAAGTTGTTGGAAAAATTCAGAATCTTATTAAGGCCAAAATGCAGCGTGGAGAGATCACTAAAGCAATACTAACGGAAGAAATTGAAGCTATTAAAGCTAAAGTTACTTCTATTTTTGGGAATATGTTCAATACTGCGCTTGGTGGACGTGGGGATATTTCAAGCGCAGATATGATGGGAAACTCGCCGGAAGCTCGGCGCCAGCGAATGTTGGCTCGACTACAGAAGAAACAGCGGGAGAAAAACTCACAGTAAAAATAAGATGTCAGAACAAATTTGGTTCAAGGACCCAGCAGTTCTTTTTTCACCAGCGACTTGGAGTCAGTTTGTTCCAACTAAGTCTATGACCACCGCTCAGGCACTGAACTCGGTTGTCCGTTTTTCTACTTACTTTTCGGTTATTCTGTTTTTAGCTACAGGAGTATCTGCGTATTTACTAGCTGTACCTGTTGTCATGGCGACCTCTGTAGGGTTGTTTACGCTTTTCCCCGATGGAAAAGTTATGGAGTCGTTCATATCGAAGATGACAAAGGTATCATCTAAAGCCGAGACCATGCCCTCAGCGGAAAATCCGTTCATGAATCCTCTGCTGACAGAAATTGGAGATAACCCTAATCGCCCGGATGCTGCTTCTATCACGCGGTCTGATGTCAAGGTTGAAGTAGCTAAGTCATTCCAAAAGACGAGCGATTTGTATATGGATACCACGGATGTATTTGATCAGTCCCAGGCCATGCGCACATTCCATACTTTACAGGGTGCTACTATCCCCAATGACCAGGACGGGTTCCTCCAGTGGTTAGCAAAGGGTTTGGATGAGCCTGATCATTCAAGTGCGCCACTTGCTCGTCATGCTAAATTACTCAGCGAGGGGTATGTCGAGGCTAAGGGCTCAATGAAGAACCTAAAGTCGTCGACGAGTATTCCTACGGGCACGGAGCCGACGAGTTTTACGCCTGCGAAGTCCACCAAGCTTGTCTCCAAATAATTTAGCCTTTAAGTCGCTCTTAGACATTTGACCATCGGCTTTCTTCGTAATACCACCATTTAAAGATTCGAAATGGGGAAAACCGCTTATTCCCATTTCGGACGGAATGTCAGCGCTCTCAATCTTAACAAACTTTGTGTCTGGTTTCTCGCGCGATAGTTCATCCCAAGGAGCATGCATAGGTATGCAGTGTGGACAGGTTTCCATGTAATAAAATACCGCAACTGGCGTTTGAGATTTGAGTAGCTTCTTGAGTTCGTCAGCTTTGACTGTCTTCATTATCTAAAACGGATTTATTTTGTTAGGCAAGACCGAAAGTAATGCGCCCATTTGTAAAGATTGTTGATCCCAGCACAATCCAGAATGAGGTTGAGTTACAGAGGGTTGCGACACTGTATGGATACTCTCCTCAGATTTTCAATGTCACAACCGATGAGATCTATATGGAAGACCTAGAAGCGCCCTGCCTAGCCGATATCTATGGCGATGATAGTAAAAATATTCCTGAATGGATTTGGGAATCTATTCGAACAATGCTGTTTTCCCTGTATAAGTATGAAGATATTGAATATATTGATATCACGCCATACAACTTTGTAGAAAAGGATGACAAGATTTACCTTATTGATTTTGGACATGCGCGATACAAGTCAAGAACCCAACCAATGAACTGGTTCCTCTCCGAGTTTCTAGATGGTGAGAACTCGTGGAATCCAGACTTTAAGTAATCGCCTAATAATTAAAATGCAGAAGCATTGGGAAGGATATTTAAATGCACTCGGTAAAACTCCTATCCCTCAAACTTCAACACCCGCTCTATACCAAACATCAAGTTCCGAAACAGGAGTCGCGGGATTTTTAGATTTAAAACCCAAATCTCCGGAAATACAGGCTAAGTATGATGCAATGTCCGGATCATGGGCTGGAGTCAATGCATCTAATTCTGCAATTTCCAAGGGTGCCTTTTCAACAGATGCCATGCCCATTCAGCAAAATCATCCTTATATGAATAATAATGTCAGGGGAAATCGTCAATCTCATGCTAACACTCCGAAATCAAGTTAAGATATATCATTGGGAAACGAAGAACTTCGCTCGACACAAGGCTACAGATGATTTAGTCGACAAACTTGATGCCAGTATAGACAAGTTTGTAGAGGTGTACATTGGTAAGTACGGTCGGCCTAAGCTGAATGCTCGTACTGGAACGATTCAGATTCGCAATTTCTACGATCACGAAGCTCCTGTTCTATTACAGCAAGCGATTGACTGGTTATCGATCAAACTACCGAAACTTTTGAATGTGAAAGATACTGATCTGCTAAATATTCGCGACGAAATCTTGGCCGATCTAAATCAGACTTTATATCTATTTACTCTTGCTTGAATATGGGTCTGCTGAGTTTTCGGGTGTCGAAAAGGCTCCAAATGAAGATGTTGGCATTACAATTTTCTGAGAATGATCAGTATTCGCAATCAGCGCCGGTACCGCACCACCCTTTTTTCCTTTACGGCGACGAAGGGTTTTGCGACGAGTTGAACGCTTCTTCATGTGTCGTGTCTTCTTTCCCATTTCTTTGTTCATAACAAAGAGAAGAATGCTTATTTGGATTCTTTTGGGACTTGTAGTATTACTACTTCTTGTGAGCCGTCGCGAACACATGACAAATGAGGATCTTCTTTCGACATTGAAAACATTCGGAGATAACGCACCACCAAAGAAAAGGAAGAATCCGGCCGAGACAGACCAAGTTCCAATTTATGGTCCGCGAGCACCACAGGTTGCTCCCGCCGATCCTTCCAAGACGAAACTCGCACCAACTGTATCCGGCGTATACCCTGACATTTATGGTCCAGAGATCATAACCCCTCCGGGAACCAAACCAGGTTCCAAACCGAACCCCAAACACGAATCGGACAATGTGGAGGACAAGACATACGAGTTCAATCCCGATCTACAAAAAGCATTTCCATCGGATGGACCACCGCAACCCTTTTTAACTGATTTCTCTAAGATACAGCATTAATACAATAGATGTTTGGGCTCCAAAACTTTCGTGGAAGTTGTTGGGTCAATACATGCATCCAAGCAGTGTTCCGTCTCCCCGAAGTTCAAGAGCGATACGCGAAAAAAGAATACGATCCTTCTAATGTTTTAGATAGTTCGTTATACCAAATATGGGCTTCAAATGGAACAAGTGGACTAAAAAACTTCTTTGAGTCAGTGAAGTTAGATACACTTCCTGCTGGACGAGATATTGGAGACTCACACGAACTCTTAATATATTTATGCGATAAACTGCCCTTTTTGGATACGCTGTGTAGGTTCAAGATCGCCGATTCAATCGTATGTAAGAATTGCTCAAAGAAAGAACTAAAAGAAGATTCAGTGACTGAGTATTCTCTAACATCTGAAAAGAGCATGATGCCGCTTTCGGAGTGTATTGTAAAATCAGTGACACCTTACACTATTGATGATTGGAAGTGTGAAACATGTAAGAAAGAAGGATGCACCAAACAACAATTAATTGGATCATTTCCAAAGGTTATGGTCTTCCATAATGTTTCGACCGAATCATCAATTAATTACTCAAGTATTCTTGGTCTTAACGGTAAGCAATATGCTCTACTTTCAGTTTTGTGTTATAACGGTTCACATTGGTGGTCGTATGGTCGGAATATGCCGCCAGGATCATCATGGTATACGATTGATGACTCCAATATCACTGAACATGGCCCTAAACAATTTCCAGTATCTGGGAATATGAGACTTCTGATTTATTATCGCCTAGAAAATTAATGGATAGCTCAACTGTATTAATGGTGTCAGGAGTAGGACTTGCTCTGCTCAGCGTAGTTGTCTTAGTCACAACTGGAAGCATTCTTTCCTTAGTGGTTGTTCTAGTTTTGGTTGGAATGATAGGATATGTTCTTACCAAGCTTGGAGTGTTTAGTGTGGGCTTTTCCAATAATGCCATTGATATTGGCTTTCATGAGAAAGCTCCCGCTCCTTCCGCTACTAAGAAGAACATAGTACCCTCAATGCCTATTGAGAAAAAAGAGGTGTTCTATATTTCCGGAAATGATTATACCTACGAGGAAGCCCCTGCTGTTTGTGCAGCATATGATAGTGATCTTGCTTCGTATGATCAGGTGAACGAAGCTTATTCAGGTGGTGCTGAATGGTGTGGATATGGATGGACTCTAGGGGGTATGGCATTATTTCCTACTCAGCAGGCCACATGGCAGGCGCTTCAGACAGACCCCATAAACAAGACCAACTGTGGTCGTCCAGGTATTAACGGCGGATACTTTGACCCTCAGACGAAGTTTGGAGTGAACTGCTATGGAGTAAAACCCCAAAATACTGGCACGAAACTACCTTTACCTCTGCCCGGCGCTGACCCGGCTGGATTCAATAAGATGGTCGATAAGTTCAAGTCTATGATCAAAACGATGGTGGTATCTCCATTTAATCGCGACGGATGGTCGGAGTGGAATATTAATGCCCATGTTCCAACTCAGGCAGTAAAGTCAAAGAAGTAATATAAATGAGCAATTACTACATGGATAGCCCTATTAATCGTAAAGTTTATGTTCCAGGCGAGAGTGACATTCCATTCGCACCCGTAACCGCTCCCAAGAACGCCGCTGAAACTGATCAGACTTATCGCCATATGACATGGTTAATGCACAAACCACAGGATCATGCTGTATTTCCCGTGCAACCTACTGCAGTTAAAATAGAAAAGAAGAAGTAAAGACAAGGATGATTGAACTAGCCTTGCTACTTGGTCTAGGGGCCGTTGGCTATATGCTTGCAGTCAATGATCCAAAAACCGAGAATTTTACTGGCCACCCCCATTCTCCGCGCCCTACCGAAATGATTCGTGACGAAGTTGTTCATACACAGGAACAGAAAGGACATAATAATGAAGTCCCTTACTTTGGCGCAAATGTTACCCAAAGCATGTATTCGGGTGCTACTGAAGGAATCCTGGATTCGCATGTAGGTGCTGGTAAGGAGTATTTTCAAAAGCGTGAAGTTAAGTCGTTCTTTGATGCTAAACCTGGAACAGGTAACCCTTTTGGTAATCAGGATGAGTCGGACTTCATGCAGTCTCGCATGGTTTCCGGACAGAACATGAAGAATGTATTTCCGATTGATCAGGTTCAAGTTGGACCCGGCGCCAATGACGGATACACAAACATCCCCAAAGGTGGATTTCAGCAGGATCAGATGCGCGAGTACACACTACCTCGTACGACAGATGAGACGCGCGTAGTGTCCAAACCAAAGCTTTCATACGAACCCCCAGTCATTCCTGGTCAGAATGTAGTTACTCAGCCAGGTATTCAGGCCGATGTGAATAAGAACAAGCCGGATCGATTTGTTGTTCTTGGTATGGACCGTGTAAATACGGCTGTAGGTGCTCAGGTCGCACCGGCCATCTACCCTGAGCAGATCATGAAGACTCAGGCCCGTGAGACAACGGAGGGGCAGTATTATGGTTCGGCTGGTGGTGCCAATGGTGTAGCTGAATCATATATCCGTGCATTCACTGAACCGTTCATGGAGTTCATGAAGCTTACTGCCGAGGGACGCCCTGGACCTGCTGGTGCTCAGGGAACTGGATACTCAATTGGATCAGATATGTACTCTGCACAGACCAAGAAAGATGAGAGTGTATTATCCGATGCGGCGCGTGTCAATAGTGGTCTTGTCAGCATTAATGCTCACGCCGAGCATCTTGGGTCGTACACTTACAACGCTCCTCTACAACAGGATGTGAATATTCAGCGCAATGAGCCCGGAATCTTGAAAGCGTTTGGTGATAATCCGTATTCACAGAAACTAAATTCTTATTGATAATGGATCTTATTCGAGAACATCTTATATATAAAGATGTACAACTCACAATATGCATGAAAAGTTTAAAACAACAGGAGCAGTATGAAGTCATACGACTCCTGTTGGCAACATCTAAAGATATTAAGGTATGTTTGCATGGATTGACAAATATTTATATTTTGAAACTTATTGATGAATTAAGAATACCTATTCAGGACTGTTCAGTATCTGCAGGGCTCGGTCAGTCAAGTTTCCAGTAAACTCTCCGTCAATAGTTCCATCTTTAGTAAATGCATCAATACTTTTAGCCTTATTAAATATAATCCCACATAGTTCTCCTAATTTACCAGGACACTGTTTCTTATCAGGATGTGTTGCTAAGTATATCTTTTTCAAGTTTGAAGATATTTTTATACGGTCTGATGGGTTAAACTGATCAACTGGCTTTTCAAGAAACTCGGCCATGAGTTCAGCCACATCGGGTTTAATTGGAGGATCCACAAAATTGTCGATAATAAGATTCTTTAAGTCAGGCTGTAGAGTCTCTGTAAGAGTTGGGCTGAGTTTGTTGGCGACATATGCTGCACCCATTGCACCTACCGATGCCAAAACAGTGCTCACTATATAGACTGTCGTCAAGGATGCCATGGAATCTTCTTGTGTTTCAGTAGAGATGTTTCATTTAGTTGGAGATAACGCTAGTATCGAAAATAATTTAATTTGGGTTCGAAATGTTCGCGATTCAGTTTTGGCATGGTGGTTTAATGTTACAATTTTAGTCGTGATTGTTGGTGGATTTGGTTACTTCTTATGGGCAAGTTACGGTACTTCAACTCCTCCTGAACTTCAAAAGATTGATTTTAAACCTGTGCCATGGCAGAATGCCGTGAGAAATGTTCCCACAACAGATTATGGACAGACTCCTGCAGTTGAAACTGGAAATGGTATACCGGGGTATGCCGATCGAACAAGTGCGTCAGCGTTTTGAAGAGCTGAAACACACTCCTGCATCGACTGAAGTAAAAGCTAAAACACCCGTGAAACGAAAGTTGCGTATAGTTAAGGAATGAGTGCTAGCAGCTATACTCGACGAATAAATGTTCAAACACAAGCTCGTAACGGTAAAGTACAGTATCCTGGTGGGCGGGCTGTGTACAACCCAATATGGGCAACATGCGGCACAAATCCTAACTTTAGCGTCTTAAAGTATGTGCCCGTAAGTCTTCGGTGCAGTCTCCCGGGTATTCCATGTCCGCCACCTCTTGATTGCACAGTGTCTTCCTGCTCTATTTTGAATGGTGGTTTCAGTACAGGAACTTTTGGATGTATTTTTGACGGAGGATCGAGTTTAAGTGAATATTCGAGGATATTGGAAGGAGGTAATTCTACTAATAACTGTAGCTGCAATCCTTCGAATTGTGATATTCTTAATGCAGGTAATAGCTCGAGTATCTTGTACAGCTGTTTATTTGATGGAGGTTCGAGTTTGAATAATTATCAGAGGATATTGGAAGGAGGAACTTCTGGTAACAACTGTAGCTGCAATCCTTCAAATTGCGATGTTCTCAATGCAGGTAATAGTTCGAGTATCTTGTACAGCTGTTTATTTGACGGAGGATCAAGTTCAGACGGGTATACCAACATATTATTAGGGGGTACATCGAGTCAAGTATGTAATTAAGAAATTATTATATAATATTAATGACGACTCAGGTTAAGTTTGAACTTCGCCGAGATACCGCAATTAATTGGACAACCAATAATCCAATCCTGCTTTATGGCGAACCAGGATTCGATTCTACAAATAATCAACTACGAATAGGTACTGGATTAACTGGATGGAATGGACTAACTCCCATTGGTGGCTCAACCGGTACTGGTTCTGTAGGTTCTACGGGTCCTACAGGCCCTTCAAACGGCATTGTTGGTCCCCAGGGTTCTATAGGTCCTACTGGCCCCTCAAACGGCATTGTTGGTCCCACAGGATTCACAGGTTACACAGGGCCTACAGGAGCTGGCATTACAGGATCAACTGGTCCTACTGGAATCATTGGTCCTACTGGTCCATCAAACGGAATTGTTGGTCCC